TGACAGGAAGAAGGACTGGTTTTGCTGCAAACTGTGCAGCCATATTGTCGAGCTGTGTGGTGGTACAGGTGATAAGCTGGTGAGTTTGGTCACCCTGCTTCCACGCCACCGCTTCCGAGCTTAGCATAGACAAGGCTGAGTTCAAGCAGTTCACGTTCGGTGGGCGCACCATTGCGCTCGCAGCAGCTGGCCAAGGTACAAGTATCAGGGGCTTCAACGTAGGTTACAGTCGTCCTGACGTTATCCTGTGTGACGATGCGCAAACACGGGAGTGTGCAGCCTCCATAACAGAGAGCTTGCAGTACATTGAGTGGTTCTTCGCTACCCTCATGAAGGCCAAGAATCCTACACGGTGTACGTACCTATACATTGGGAACATGTACCGTGACCTCAAGATTAAGCCCAACTTGTACACCTGCCTCCTGCGCAATCTGCAGAAGTCCACCAACTGGAAGTCCTACATCGTGGGGGCTATCCTAGCCAATGGACAGGCACTGTGGGAGGAGCTACAACCACTGGAGCAGCTGCTTTCTGAGTACCTACAGGACACTGAGATGGGGCAAGGGGAGGTGTTCGCTGCGGAAGTGCTGAATGACCCAACTTACAAGCCCAAGAGCGGGCTAGACCCTACTAGTGTTGTGACCATTGAGCCTACAGGTGATATGTTGCACCAAGGGAACTATATCATCATTGACCCTTCAGGGTACAAGAAGACTAGTGACCCTACAGCTATTGGATACTGTGAGGTATATGATGCAACCCCATGTGTGGTAGAGCTGCATGAGGAAATCCTCACCCCAAGCGCCACAATCTACAAGGTACTGAACCTTGCGCTGGAGAAAGGGTGCAACTTGGTCTGTGTGGAGAACGTAGCCTATCAGGACACGCTACTGTTCTGGTTCAACTTCATCAGCCACCAGCAGAACATACACGGCATAGAGTTCCTGCCAATAACCACGGGTGGCTACAGTAAGAACTCCCGTATCCTGCGCTCCTTCGAGGAAGTCAAGGCTAAGGAGCTGGCATTCACACCAGCAGCTCTTGCACTCTGGCTCTCACGGGCTATGAGCTTTGACCCTCTGCGCGTAAACAACTTAGATGATACACTGGACGTTGTTGCGTACGCACCTAAGGTGTTCGCTACCTATGGGCACTTGCTTGCAATACAGGGGCAGGCCACGGTTATAGAGCACTGTGATACGCTTCCAGCAGACCAGAGCCCAGCTTGCTTCTAGGGGGGTACGCAGCCCCCAGTGTGGAAGAGCGAGGGGCGCGAAGCCCCCCAAGACCGCCGCCCATACAGAACTAGGCCGCCCACCACTTACAGAGACCGCTCCCTATGAACTACAGCAAACAGACACTCAACTTCCTTGAAGGCATTAAGGGGCGCTACTTGCACCCTAGCATGCACGCAGGCCTGCGGGAACGTATGCAGACCATTGACCGCTACATCCAGCGCACTGTGGACACCAGCCGAGAAGCCCAAGAAGCTAAGGCAGCTATTGATGCAGGCAAGCGGGACAAGCACCGCAACTTAGAAGTACCAATTTGCTTGCAGCAAGTGGAGACAGCTCATGCAGACCTTGTGGGTACCTTCTTAACAGGGTATCCAATTTTTGCGTTTGCAGGTTCTGTGAACACTCCAGAGACAATCCCTGTGTCCATCATGTACAACGCACTCATTGAGCGTGACCAAGACTTGTTCCGCTGGGTAAGCTCCATTCAGAAGAGCTTGCGTGATGCGCTACGGTACAACATCATGTGCGCTGAAGTGTGCTGGGAGGAGCAGACCTCAAGTGCGCTAATCCTCAAGGATGGCAAGCGTGTAACTAAGAGCATAAGCCACAAGGGCAACTGCGTGGACTACATTGACCCATACAACTTCTTCTTTGATGAGACTGTAGGCTTCAATGAAATCTCTCGGCACGGTTCGCACTGTGGCTATGTGGAGCGCATGAACTACTTGCGTGTTAAGACCTTCCTGCAGGAGCTGGACAAGCAGTTTACAGTCACAGGAAACTTCTCCAAGGCTCTGGACAACGGAGCAGCAGAAGGTAGCGGCCTGTACTTTACACCTGATATCCACCCGCTGGACACTACAAACCGCGGCCAACAAGCTGTAGACTGGAGCAAGCTGTTTGGCATGGTGAGCAAGAACGCTAGCAGCGGAGCTTGTGGGCGCTATGAAGTAGTCACCATGTATGTGCGCATCATCCCGCAAGAGTATGGTATAACAGCTGCACGGAGCGGAACTGCTGCACCCTTTAAGCTCATCTGGGTAGGTGAGAGCCTTGTGTACATCGAGCCGTTGAACTATGTGCATGGCATGTTCCCAGTGGTTGCAGCGCACGGGTATGACGACAACTTGGGCTTTAACAGCAAGAGCTTCGTGGAGAATGTGCTGGATATGCAGGATGTAGCAACGTCCATGATGAATGGCTCTATAGCTTCCATGCGCCGAGCAGTCAGTGACCGTGCCCTGTACAACCCGACTCTCATACGCTCGGATGACATAAACAGCGCAAACCCTGCAGCCAAGATTCCAGTACGGGGCACAGCCTTCAATCAGAACTTAGCAGCTGCGTACCACAGCATACCGTTTGAAGACCGCCTCAGCCCGTACATGATGCAGCACATGCAAACTGTGATGGGCATAAGCAACAGTGCTACTGGCCTCAACCAAGCCTCGCAAGGTGCGTTCGTCAAAGGCAACAAGACTCTTGAAGAGTTCTCCACCGTGATGGACAAGAGTGGTGCACGCCAGCAGAAGTTCAACTTGGATGTAGACAACAACTTCTTCAACCCCATGAAGCGTATGATTAAGCTCAACTACATGCAGTTTGCAGAGGCTGAGCAGCTCATGAGCAAGAGCGAAGGCAAGCCAGTGCAGATTGACCCAGTGCAGATGATGGACTCTGAGGCTGACTACAAGATGCTTGACGGTATCTTCCCTGCAAGCAAGGCCATGAACACTGACGTGATGGTTGCAGCGTTCAACACCATAGCACAAAGCCCTGAGCTGGACATGGAGTACAGCAGAGCTGAAATCTTTGCTTCCATGCTTGGTGCACAAGGTGTGGATGTGAGCAAGTTCAAGCGTAGCCCCGAGCAAATAGCTCAGCTACAGCAACAGAAGGCACAAGCAGAGGCAGCAGCAAATGCACCAAAATAACCAAAATAGCCAGAAGAGCCCGCAAGAAGATTACCGCATCCACCTACTACAAGGCAGGGTGCGTGAACTGGAAGAGCTTATCCTGAATACCTCCCTCAACGGAGGCTCTCAGGAAGCCATCAACTCTTATGCTCTACAACAAATGGAGTCTAAGGGCGCACTACTGGAGGCTCGGTACATACTGAACCTCTTAACACAACCAATCCCACAAGTCACAGAGTAAACCACCATGTTCCCAACACCCCAAGCACCAGCAGCACCACAGCAAGCTCCTGCAGCTCCTGCAGCTCCTGCGCCACAAGCTCCTACTGGAAGCTTCATGGATATGTTCAACCCAGGCCGTCCAGCTCCAGCATTTCCAGACCCTAGCCAGCAGCCAGCAGCTACACCCCCTGCGGCTCCAGCAGCTCCGACTGCCCCTGCGACTAGCCCCTTGGATACTTACGCGCAAGTGTTTAAAGTAGACCCTAATGCAGCAGCTTCTCCGCAGGCAGCACTCACAAGCCCTCTGTTCAACATGGACAGTGCAGCTTTTGAGCAAGCCGTAGGTGCCATGAACTTTGCACCGCAAGTGGATGCAGCTGTCATGCAGCGTATTCAACAAGGTGACCCTACAGCACTCACACAGCTCTTGAACCAGACCACGCAGCAAGCATTCATGCAGGCTGTACAGTTCTCACAGAAGCTAGTGGAGCGCGGTGTAGGTACTTACAATGACCGCTTACAAGGCTCTATGCCTGACACCTTCCGCAGCTTAGCTACAAAGAACGAGTTGCAGACCTTAGCACCCGCTTCGCAACACGAAGCAGCACGGCCTCTCTTGGATGCTATGCAACAAAACTTCATGCGGGCTAATCCAGCCGCTACCCCAGCACAAGTGGCACAAGCTATGCAAGGTTTCTTGCACACTTTGGGGCAGCAATTTGCACCGCAGTCGCCAGTTCCCACTGACCCACGTACAGGACAGCCCATCAACCAAGGAGCTCCTGTGCAGAATTGGGCAGACTACTTCAGTCAATAATAGAGCCACAGGCTCTGGAGTTTTATCATGGCTTTACAAGATAGCTACTACTACAACACAACCAACAGCGGCACCACAGACTACTTAGCCAAGTCGTTTGCTGGTACTCTCATCCGCTTGAGCCCCAACGGCCAGTGCCCATTGTTCGGCATGACTTCCATGTTGCCAGAAGCGAAAGCTGCTGCTGTTGAACATGGCTACTTTGCCAAGACAATGGTGTTCCCATCTGTGCAAATGAACGGTGCAGTCCTTGCAGCAGCTACAAGCCTTGTGGTTGACAGCACAGACAACATCTTAGTTGGTGAGATGCTCCGTGTGAACACTACAGGTGAAATCGTGCGTGTGTCCGCAGTTGTGGACGCTGTGACTCTCACCGTGCGCCGTGCAACTGGTCAAGTTGCAGCAGCTAACATCGCGGACGATGTGAAGTTGTACAGTGTTGGCACAAGCTTCGAGCAAGGTTCTAACGCACCTACTAGCCGCTTGATGAACCCAACTCGTGTGATGAACAACACACAAATCTTCCGCAACAGCTGGGCATTAGCTGGCACTGTCACAGCAATCACACCGATTGTGGGCAGTAGCTTGGTAGCTGAGTCCCGTATTGACTGTGGCTTGTTCCACGGTGCGGACATCGAGAAGGCCATGATTTTCGGTCAGAAGTCTGGCCAAACAATCAACAGTCAGTACCTCACAACTATGGACGGTATCATTGAGTCCATCCGTCGGTACGCTCCAGCTGGCAACACAACTGCTGCTGGTGGCACTACTACCTACGCACAGTTGCAGACTGCGTTGAATGGTTGCTTCGATGTTACAAGCAATGGCCGTACTGGTAACCGCCGTACCTTGTTCGTTGGTGGTGGCGCACGCCACGTAATCAACGAGATTGGTCGCTTGAGCGGTAACTACCAAATCATGGACGGTGCAACCAGCTTTGGCTTGCAGTTCCAGTCCTTCCGCACCAGCCGTGGTGAGTTCAAGATGATTGAGCACCCTATGCTGAACAGCAACGATGATTGGAAGAAAATGGCCATCGCAGTTGACATGGACTCCATCCGTGTACCTTACTTGCGTAAGACCGCCAACACTGAGTACGGCATGGACGGTCGCTACGTAACAGCAGGTCAGGATGCTGTAGGTGGTACGATGACCACAGAGTTGACAATGGAAATTGTTAACCCTAGCGCCTTCGCTATCATCACTGGCCTAACAGCCGCAGCTTAATCGCTGCTTCTAGCCCGCACCTCTCACAGGGGTCGCGGGCTTTTTAGGCACTGGACTTTGTCCAATTCACCTCCTTTATAGAGTACCTCACCATGACAGCAGCAACACAGGGTGCAGAAGCACCTAAATCAGCAGTAGTAGCAGCTATGTTGGCTAAGACAGCTGCAGCCCCCACAGCAGAAGTAAGCGAGCTTGAAGCCCTCCGTGCAGAACTTGCAGCAGCTCAAGCCAAGTTAGCAGAGCAAGTTGCAGCCCCCAGCACGCAGCCCCCAGCAACCAAAGTTCAAGAAGTACATCATGCCTCTTAGCAATTGCAACATCTGCCTGCCAAACGGTAAGCGCGTGTTCACCTCGGATGGTGTGATTGTTGCAGACAGCCACTACTTGGAAGAGCACCTTGAGGAGATGGTTTCTGTAGGCAACTGTTACCGCTTCCAAGAAGGTGATGCAGTCTCCACATTCCAAGCAATCCCAAAGTAAGGCAGTAACCTATGGCAGCTCAAACCCTAGAGGAAGTAATTGCCGAAGTGCTGGAGCTCCTAGACCGTCCTGACCTGCTTAGCGTAGCACGCAAGCGGGCACGGAACGTGCTCAAGAGCTGCCATGCGTCCGCTGACTTCCACCGTGACCTTGTGGCGTTTGCTCCAGTGGCTGTTGCTCCCAACACTTCTGAAAGTGAACTCACACTTCCTGACAATTTCCGTAAGTTGTACCAAGTGACTGGCTTTGGCTCAGATGGTGTACAGCTTACCACTCCTTATGTGCTGCGACGGGCTGTGCCTGTGCGCAGCTATTTCGGCTTTGTGGGCGGGGAAGCTACATACTTCCTAAGCGGCGGCTTGTTAGTCCTGAACCACATTGCTCCTGTGCCCACAACTACTGGGTTCTACTACTTTAAGTATCCTACCTTCGTGGTAAGTGCAGCAGTGGAGACCTTAGGGCAGGTGAGCACTGACAGCTGGATTCTGAACCAGCATACGGAGGCTGTACTCAAGGGCTTGCTCTTTGAGCTGGCCAAGACTGTGGAGCACAAGGTGTTCATGCAGAGTGCTGGGGCTGAGTACCAGCAAGCCTTATATAATATGCTCACCATAGAGCTTGTGGAGTTACCGTAATGGCCTATACACCTGATGCAGAAGATACCGCCCAACCCACGGGCAACCAAGCCCTAAGCACCGCAGCTCTTGAGTTCCGCACGCTCAAGACCTACATTAAGGCAACCAAGACCGCGCAAGATGCGCGGGATGATGCGCAGGAAGCGGCCACCGCTCTTGTAGCAAGCAATCTTGCAGCTGCCCTTGTCACACAGGACACCAGAGATGCTGGACAGGACTCAGGCATTGCGGCGGCCACAGGGCTTGGTACAACAGGTCTTGCATATGCAACTGCTGCTCTTGCATTAGCGCGAAGTAAGCTCACTAAGTCAGACCTCACGGGGACTGGGACATTCACAGTCCCGGCTGATGTGACATCCATTATTGCTATAGTGCAAGGGGGTGGCACAGCTGAAGCTGAGTATTCTCAGGGCTCTCAGGGGCAGCTCAACTTTGCCTTCTACTCACTTGGGCAACTCGGTGACGTAAGAGTTGCCACTATGTATGTCACCCCAGGGGATTCTATAGCATACGCCTGTGGAAGCGGTCAATCCCTGCAGATTATAACAAACACGCCTACTGCCTATGAAGCAGTTTCTGAAAGCACATCTGCCACAGCAAGTAACTTTGGCACCGTTAGTGCGCCTGCTGCAGTAAGTAGGTATGCTGTTAGCCAATCTCCTAATGGGCTGTCTGGCGCAGGATACGTAGCTAAACAAGCAAGCTTTTTTCAATATGCAGCCACCCATGATGGCCACCTGCCTACTACAAATCTCAGTCTAGTCACTACTGGTACTTCTGTCATGAACGCAGGATATGCAGGAAGAATAACACTATTGTACTAAACCTTGCGGAGGCAAGCATGGCAAATGTTAAAGCTAAGCTTACGCAGGCTGGCTTCCCATTCAACTTCTCGGAGATTGCAGGCACTGTGCTTGCAGCCAACTATCTTGACCAAAACTTACAAGCAGGCGGGGAGCAGGTAGCTATGGAGGTGCCTCAGGCATACTTCATGCAGAATGTGCTGCCAGTGCAGCGGGGTTTCAGCAGCGCGCACTTCACCCGTGTGCTCAAGCCGCATACCTACCCAACTTACTTAGACAAGGTGTATACGCTGCGGGACGCAAGCGGGTCGGTGGCGCTGTTTAGCCCTGCTGGTGGACAGAACCTAATATACACAAAGACGACTGGTGCGTGGACCGCGTTCCCACTTGTCGGCCCTCTCCCTAGTGCTGTAACTGTAGCACACCTTAAAGGTGTAAGCTATGTATGTTACGCTGGCACTGGGGTTTTTGTGTATGACTTCAACACCAACACCTTCGCAGAGGTTACGCTCGCAGGGGTCAGTATGTTGGACGTGCAGGGTGTATGCGCAGCTAACCAGCACCTGCTGCTGTACACCACGCAGTATGTGGCGTGGAGCAATCCACTGAATCCACTGGATTTTGTGCCCGCTGTAGGTGGAGCAGGGCAGAGCGCAATCCTAGCCAACCGTTCCGAGATTGTGGTATGCTTGCCAGCTACAGAGGGCTTCATAGTCTATACTGGACACAATGCAATCTTCGGCAGCTATAGTGGCAACCCCAACGTACCGTTCTATTTCCGAGAGATTCCAAACTCAGCTGGTGTGGAGCAGCCAGAGCATGCAAGCAGCGAAAGTACAGGTAGCGGGCATGTGGCTTGGACTAGCAGTGGTTTCATGCAGATTTCAGCCAAGAGTGCGCAGCTCATTTGGCCTGAGCTAAGTAGCGCCATAGCAGATGGCTTGTACTCCATACAGGGAAGTGGTGGGTACCCCGTGGTGGTTACTAAGAAGAGCCTTGCCGTAAAGGTGTCCACAGTAGGTGCTAGGTACTACATAGTCAGTGTTAAGGATGGCAGCTCTGGGGTCAAGGACTATCCTGTAGCTTACGTGTATGATGTAGCTCTTGACCGCTGGGGCAGGCTGGACATTCCGCATATTGACTTCTTTGAGTATCGCGCCCCAGAGTTCAGCGCAGCCCTTACATATGACGCAGCTACTGGAACTTACGATGCCTACGCAGGGTTAAGCTACTCCAATGCTCGTACAGCGGAGCCTGACCGAGTGGCATCATTCGGTACAACTTTCGGCTGCGTGAACAGTCTAGGGGCTGTGCATGTAGTGCTGGGTTCACAGGTAAAGGACTTGGCTTTACTGGAGAGCACTACCAGCGGAGCAGTAGCTTCCTGTATATACCTAGGGCGGTACAGGATAGTGCGCCCAACAGCAGTGACTTGGAGCGAGCTACAGGTAGCCACCAGTGCAGCAGATGCTGCTTGTACAGTGTTCGCTCATGACAGCGCAGGCACAGTAACCCGTAAGCTAGTTCCTACAGCAAGTGGCAGGATGGTAGGGAAGATGGTGGGCAGACTGACAGGAGCGCACATAAGCCTCAAGGTATCAGGCAAGTTCTTGCTTACTAGCTTGGAGTTTGAGCTGCTAGATGCTGGCTCACGTATGCAGCCTGTAGTGCCTGACGAGCTTCCACCTGACCTTGTGGTTGTAGAAGACATTGCGGTTGTAGTGAATGGTGAGTATGTACTGCGAACAGGAGGTGGCTAATGAAACCTGAACGCCGTTACTTGCCCACCTTGCCACAGCAAGCTCCTTCCGAGGAGCAGTTGGTGCTGGATGCGCTTCATGACCTAAATGGCAAGATACAGTTCGTGTATGAGCAGCTTGCTATAGTGGCGGCTGCTGTTCCAGTTTCTATTGAGCCTATGGAGGATTAACTCATGGCTATTAACGTAAGCGATATGATGAGTAGAAGCTCTGGGGCAGCGCAAGCAGCGCTGGGGATGCGGTACGGTACGGTGGCGCAGCCCCCTGCACTGAACTTTGTGCAGCCAACCCTTGCAGCAACAGCCACAGCTAAGCCTGCACAGAAGGATGCCGTAGAGCCAATCACTG